AAAAGTGGATGTCATTTAGATGATGAGCAACGGCGCGAAATGGTTTTAAAAGGTTATTGGAAACCAAGCCAAAAGTTTAACGGTGTTGCCGGGTTTTGGGGTAACGGAATGATGTCACCGCACCCAACTCAAAAAGGTTTTAAAAATCATCTTCACTGGATAGCTCAAAAAGAAATCGAGATTGAACAAGCTGACAACCCAGATCGAGCGCGTCATGTTTTTGTTAATACCTTTGACGCTTTACCTTACAAACCAGAAAGAGTTGAAGCACCGGAGCCTGACAGATTACTTCAAAGAATAGAGGGCTATCAACCGAAAGTGATGTTGCCAGAAGGCGTCTTGATTTTGACCGCCGGGGTAGATGTTCAAAAGAGATGGCTTGAAGCTAGTGTTTACGGATGGGGTGATAATAAAGAATCATGGTTGCTAGATCATATTATTGTAAATGGCGCACCTGACGATCCGGGAACGTGGTCAGAGCTTGAACGAGTTTTAGCTAATTGTCGTTATCCGCATCCACTCGGAACAGAGTTGGCATTGTTTGAAGCCGGTTCGCGTGTGTTTGTGGATGCCGGTCATTGGGATCAACACGTTTTGCCATTCACGTTTTCAAAGCAAAAGCTAGGCGTTGCGGCGTGTCAGGGATCGCCAACAATCAACGCGCCGATATTGGGAAAGATGAGATTAGCACATAATCCCAAAGCGCAAATTTATCCGGTAGGAGTGAACCAAGCGAAAGACATTTTATATAGGCGACTAACATTAGATCCACCAAATGACGGCGTTTCATTCCCTCCGGGGTTTATTCATTTAAATAGATCAGCGACACCTCAGTTTATTGAAGGGCTGACAGCGGAGTATGGAAAAGAAGAACGCTATCGAGGAGAAGTTTTCACTAGATACATTTGTCCAAATTCAAAACGCAATGAGCCTCTCGACACTTTTGTTTATTCTTACGCCGCAATGCAAGCAATCCGACCACGCTTTGACAAGATAAAAGAAAACCTTGAAAAGAAAACGCAACAACAAAACCCACAAACAAAACGATCAACGCGCAAGCGTCCCGGTCGTGGTTTTATTGGAGGATTTAATTAATGGAAAGTTTGCAAAGCCTTGAAAAGAGTTTAAGCGGCGAAGAACGTTTGCATTTAAATATACTTATTCAAGCTCGCGAGGATTTTGTTATTGCTCGCGACCATGAGTACATTGACGAGAATGGTTATATTGACGAGTCCGCGTTTAGATATAAAGGCAAAGGAAAACAGCTTGTCGGCGGTTTTAATACACCGATGACAACGACCGGATTATATGAGCTTGCTCTTTATTGGCAATCAGGCGCACCACTTCTTTCAATTAACGCATTAGGGATTCCAGACATTGACGCGTTTGGTTTTTTAAAAAGATTAAACAAAGCGGCAAAGAATAGAGTCCGACGAAAGTCAAGAATGCCTCTAGATACTTTATGAGAAAGATCACCATTGATTTAGATGCTATTGAGATATTGAGACGCTCTGCCGAATCAACACCGGCGACTTTATCAACTTATCTGGCACTCAGAGAAATTGCTGTTGCTTGTGAATCGACTGATTTTCACACCTCAATTGAAGAAATTAGATCCCGGTCACTAACAAGCGAAAGATGGTGTCGCCGAAATTTAGTATTAATGGAGAGAAAGCGTTTAATTGATAAATACAAAACTGGTTCTGGTTTGCGTATACGAATTTTAAAAGTTGCTAAGTCCTGATCTATCGGAAAAGCCGGTCGGCACTATTTTAATTCGTGGCTGATACTGCTCCAAAAACAACAATTCATGCAGGTGATTCTTTCTCGTGGGAATCTGACTATTCTGATTATCCTGCAAACGACTCATGGGAAGCCATCTCAATATTTCAAAAGCCGGGAAATCAACCTGTAAAAGTAATTGGAACAGCTTCCGGAACTAAATTTGTTTTTACTATTACCGCCGGAGAATGCGCGTTGATGGAGCCGGGTAAATGGTCATGGGCTATAAGAGTTAATAAAACAACAACTTCAAAAACTGTTCAAACTGGATCAATCGAGATCCGCCCAAATCCAGAAGCCGCGTTTGTTGAGAGTTACAATGAGAAGTGTTTGAGGCTAGTTAAAGCCGCAATTGAAAATCGACTTGAGGACGTTCAAGAATCTATTTCGATTCTCGGTCAAGACATTACAAAAGTTCCGGCCATCGAGCTTGAGCGGATGCTTGATCGCTTTCAAATGAGAGTCAATCGCGAGTATAAACAAAAAAGATTGCTTACAGATAACAAACGACGACGCAACGGCAGAATAATTCTTAGAGGATAATGGCTTCAAAATATTTATATAATCCAAAAAACGGAAAAATGACATTGCGCCAAACTAAAGGCGGCAAGCGTGGCTATTCAGCAGTCACATCAGAGCAATTACAAGAGGGATGGGTGGCGGCTTTAACAAATGGCAACTCTGAAATGCGAGGAGGGATTCAACGGTTGCGAAACATGGCTCGCGATCTTGAAAGGTCGAATCCTTATGTCGTCAGATTTTTAAATGAATGGGTTACTAATATCGTCGGTTCTGGATATACGTTTCAGTCATTGGCGACTAATGCGAGTGGAAGAGAAGACGAAGGTGCAAGACAAGTCATCGAGGAGGCGTGGGAAGAATGGAAGAAGCCACGCAACTGTTCATCGTCTAAAGACATGAGCTATTGTGAATTAAAAGCATTAACAGAAAGGTCAGTTGCAAGAGATGGCGGCGTTTTAATTCAAAAGCTTCGAGGCTTTGATAATGATTACAATTTTAGCCTCAGAGTTCTGGAGATTGACCGGCTTGATGCGGATTACAACGTCAACAAGATGGACAATGGTAATCGGATTGTCATGGGTAAAGAATTAAACTCTTTTGACGAGCCTGTTGCATATCATTTATTAGGAGATCATCCGGGCGAGAGTTATAAAAGACATGGCAAAAGGAGAACTCGCGTTCCTGCCGATCAGATCATTCATCGATTTTATAGAAACCGCGCAGAGACATCACATTCAGATCCATTACTAACAAGTGCAATTGTTCAACTTCGACACCTTGAAAAGTATGAAGAAGCGGAATCAATAGCCGCAAGAATCTCAGCAAGCTCGACAGTAGCGATTGAACGCGACTCCTCGATGCCGTATGAAGGCGACGAATACTATGACCAAGAATTAACGCCGGGCGGCAAGTGGGAACTAGAACCAGGAGAGAAGGCAACGCTTTTAAATCCGACTCATCCGAACGCAAATTATGACGGCTTTCGTTCTGGAGTTTTAAAAGGTGTTTCCGCCGGTTTGTTGATGAGCTATCCAACGCTCGCTCAAGATTATGGCGGTGTTAATTATTCATCACTTAGAGAATCAAAACTAAACATTAAAGCTCTGACTAAATGTTATCGACGCTTAAATGTTGAAAACGAAGAGGAGCCAATTTTCCGTTCGTGGTTGAGTACCGCAATGAGAACTGGAGCGATTCGCCTTCCGGCAAGCAACTTTGCAAACTTTGCAAAGAGTTCATTTACTGGTGCCGGTTTTGAGTGGGTAGATCCTGCAAAAGAAATAAACGCGCTCAAAACTGAACTAGAAATTGGAGCAACATCATTAAGCCGCGCCGTCAAAGAAAGGCTTGGTGCATCGCTTGATGTAATAATTGCAGAGCGGAAAAGAGACGTCGAAGCATTTGAAAAAGCCGGTTTGCCGGTTCCTGAATGTTTAATGAAGCCTCTTGATCTATCGGAAACCGGCGAATCAGCTTATTAGTTATTATGGAAACAGGTTACAGAACATTTACAATTGAAAGAACAGAAGGTGACGGTGTTCCTCGTGGAATATTGACAACTGAGCAAGCGGTTCAAATGTTTGACTGGGAGCGTGGCGAGTTTGTGCCGGAGGTTATTCTGATGTCTGGAATGAAAGCCAGAGGATTGACCATTAAGCTTCTTGATACGCACAACACTGATTCAGTTCGTAATGTTCTTGGTTCATTTGTTGATTTAAGAGTCAACGAAGCAGGGAAGAAAGATGTTCCTTATAAGTTTGTCGACGGAAAGATAGAAGTTTCAAAGACTGAGCCAGACGTTCAAACCAAACTTGAAGAGGGACATATAAATGAAATGTCTGTTGGTTATAGATATTCCGAAGACCACACCATCCGTTTAAATGAAGGTGAAAAGCAAACCATCGACGGCAAAGAGTACGTCGGCCCACTAAACATTAGGACACAATGGGAAGCTCAAGAGGCTTCACTTGTTCCAATCGGCGCAGATAACCAAGCGCAAATAAGAGGATTTAAGAGTCTTGAAGAGGCTCAAAAAATGATTTCACAAAAGCGAAGTGACGAAACCAACCTCGGCAGTGTGACAACTGACGAAGTCGAGATCAATGACACGATCGAGGAATCTGAAACAGAGCCAATAAGTGAAACCGAAACTAAACAACAACACAAAACAATATTCATTAACATGGAAAATAAAATTGATGAAGTTGCACAGGAGAAAGCAATCGAGAGCGGTATTAAAGCCGGTCAAGAGTCTTTCGACAAAAGAGCAGATGCTATAATGGCAATTGGTGAAGAGGTCGGTGACGCACAATGGGCGATCAGTGAACTCAGATCCGGACGCTCTGTCGAAGCTGTTCAAAGTGCGGCTATTAAGAAACTGAAGGAATCTAATGCCAACGTCGGTGTAAAAACTGAAGGCGACATTGGATTAAGTAAGAAAGAGCAAAGAAGTTATTCAATCTCGAAGGCAATGCTTGAACTCGCTGAAGGGCGTAGTGTAAGTGGTCTTGAGGGTGAAGTTTCAAACGCTATTTCTAGTCGTTGCAATCGAAGCGCGGATGGATTCTTTGTTGCACCAGAGGCTTTCACAGGCAAAGGAAAAAGAGATGATGTTCTTTTAAGTGCTGACGGATCAGCAACCGATGGGCCAGAGTTAGTCGGGGCTGAATTTAGAGGTGGTGAGTTTGTCGACGTGTTAAGACCTAACATGGTTGCAATACAAGCCGGTGTAAGAGTCATAAACGGAGCAACACAAGATGTTGTTATTCCACGCAAAAAAAGCGGTTCCGCCGCGGCATGGGTTGGTGATGAGGCCACAACAGCATTCACAAGAGACGCACCACAGTTTGAAAACATCACACTAGTTCCAAATCATCTTGGCACTACAGTTGACGTTTCAAAGCAACTTCTTGTTCAAGGTTTGCCAGATGTTGACTCTCTAATTCGCGACGACTTAAATCAGTCAATTGCGGTTGCCTTAGATGCAAGTGTGTTTACAGGTGACGGATCAAACAAGCCGCAAGGCGTTGATGGTGCAACTGGTGTTCATACTGCCACGATATCGTCTGCCGCCGCTCCAACTGCCGCTGAAATGTGGGATTTTGTTGGCGCACTGGATACAGTAGGTGCATTAAGTGAAAACCTTGCTTGGATTACACATCCGACAATGGCTTCTTATTTAAAGCAAAAGGACATTGGAACCGACACCGGCCATAAGGTATGGGATTATCAAACTAACACAATGTTAGGCTATAAAGCGTTTTCAACATCAAATGCAAGTGCTACAGATATTTTCTTAGCACAATGGGATTCATATATCCTCTGTATCTTTGATGGTATAGACCTTGTAGTTGATCCTTATTCCAACGCCAAGAAAAGATTGTTGACATATACTGTCAACATCATGGCTGACGGAAATGTCCGCCAACCGGGCGCAATTTGCACAAACGCATAATTAAATTATCAAGTTTAACCTCGGCGGATTTAATTCCGCCGGGGTTATCTTGAACAACATTTATTTTGAAATGCCAAGAGCTAAAAAAGTAATAGAATCAAACAAAACGGTAGAGATTACAATTATTGATGGGGTCATTGTTAACAGTGAGCGTCAGAAAAAAGGCAATGTAATTAAAGTTACTGAAAACGATGCTTCTTATTTAATAAAAATTAATAAAGCCGTTGCCGGTAAGATAAAAAAAGCTTCATCTAAAAAAGTTGCCAAGGCAAAGCCACCTGTCGACGCTGAAAGATAATGAGCAACGCAATTGCGACAGCGATTAAAGCGCAGTTCGAATTTGCAAAGCGAAACGGTTCATCATCACTAACTATTCAAGGAGTAACAGTTGACGCTTTAAT